CATTAGCAATATAACTAGGGTTGACTCCTATGCAAGCGTTGTAACAGTACAGTTAATATTGTGACATATGATACAAATCAGGAACGATAATCGTTACCAACAAGAACCCTTTAGTTGTTTTGTTCTCTGCCTAGCTTTCGTTTTAATATTAATAAATAATAAGAATGCGCTAAATTGATGATTTACTAGGCCTTGACAGTAAGGAAAGTTGAGGCAATATTCAACCGTAGTAAGGACGAATTAAACCATTCAATGCCATCTGAAAGCCAAACAAGGGCAGTAATCCACCCGACGTTAATTGAAAGAATTAACAGGACATTACCCAAATACAAGTTAGATCAAGGGATTTCTACCTGTGTTCAGGATTTAGTCAATGAGGCGCTTGACACTAGAGCTACCATTAGCGGACCCCCGGGCCGCTATTCATATTCTTCTTCTTTTGAAGGTTTAGGAAAAGAGTATGAGAAAAACCATAAGGAAACTTTTCTTACTCCTGTTTCTGAAAACTTTGTTTGCCACGATCCTGAAAAGCACAAAGCATTTTTAAAAGAACAAAAAAAAGTAGCTCAAAAACTACCTACTGCGTTCCTTCAGTTTTGGGAAACTTTTAATACAGCCCCACGTAAAGCGAACCAATCCAGAAAGAAAGCTTTTGAAGCGTGGAAAGAAGCTTTAAAGGTAGAAAAATCTGATCGCCTCATAGAAGCCGCTAAAAGGGCCGTACTAGATCAAACCAATAAACTTCAGCACGACGAATGGTTCGAGCCTCTTCCTGACTGTTACAGATGGCTTAGAGATGAAAAGTTCGTCGTTTTGCTTGAGCAACATACGCCTGCTGAGGCTAAGCAGATAATTCCGGGGGTAACAGTCCTGTGAATTATTCAAAGCTTTACGACCCTGATCTAAAAGGAAATTACGTTTGGCCCATGACTAGCAAAAGCTATAAACCGGGTCAATCAACGTCTTATCAATTAACGAGTGAGCCTTCACCTAAGAATTGGGAATTGCAAGGTTTCGTTATGGCTGGCCCTTGCCAAGTTGGCATGTATGACGACGAAGGATATTTTTGTACTTATCAACCACCAGTTGAAGGAGTTCGCCCCGGAAAGTATTACCGAGTTTTGCACGGGGAACAAATTAACGAGGCAAAAAGTAATTACGAACGTGATAAGACTTATACAAAATATGGCACGTCATACGCGGCGGCTATATGAAAAGATCTTTAGTAAGAGTTGCGACACCTGAAAGCGCACAAAAAATATTATTCAGATTACTTAAAGACGGCAAAATCACCGTTGAAGATATTGACAAAGAGTCACCAAGTTCAGCCCTTTTAAGACAAACAGCAGCGAAATATTACCCAGAAATAAAACTAAAACCTCACGTGAATTTATTACGCCATGATGTCATCGTTCAATCCAACGGCATACAAAAATCTAAGGGAATCAAAAAGGTTGCCGCCAGATCCAAACCTGATTTTTAGAGAGAGTGATCATAAATATTTTGACAAGATCAGTAAAAGGATTTTTCCTCTTTCAGTTACTGAGGTCATTAATCCTAGAAAAAACAATTTCTTTAATAAGAATATGGAAGACGGCGCAAAACGCGGTACGCATATACATGCATGTTTGGAACGGTTTCTTAATACAGGTCACGCAGGAACACAAAGCCCCTATGAAGATTGGGTTAGTAAATTAGTTGAATATAGGTATTGGTCTAAGGTTATTCCGATTGCGGTTGAACTAGAGATTTGCGACCGTCGACACTGGATTGCCGGAAAGCTTGACGCGCTTGTTGTACATAAAGAGACAAACAAAATTATCTTGGTTGATTTAAAAACAAGGAAAGCAAAGAAAGACGAGAAGACAGGAAAGGTAACTTTCAGCAAAGAGTCATCAGCAAAATTGCATAAGCAATTCGGGGGATATTTAGACCTGCTTTATCAGAACTACAAACATTTATGGGTTGATGAATGTATGGTTATTTATTCGCATCAATACGGCGTAGATACAGATACTTTTAGCGATCTAGAGGAATACCGAGGTTTATATCAAAGCGCTAGATCAATCTATTTCCACCAACAAAACAAAATCTACGGTTTCTAAAATGAGCTATTACAACACAATTGAGGAAGTAGGTTCCGCGCTTACTGAATCGAATAAGAAAACAAGGAAACAAGAGGATCTTATTTATGCTTTAT